GTGATAGGACCTACAAAAGCACAGGACTATTTGCTAACATGGCCAAACCTAGTAACTAATATACCAGAACTTGAAGCAGAAGCATTTGGTATAGGAGTAAATGCAACAGCACCACAACCAGACTTAGTAACAAGAACATATCCATTAGCAATAGGAGTAGAAGGAAAAATATATCCTAGTTTTGCAATAGAAATGTTGAGAGTGCAAACAGGCAAGCCTAGTTACATGATTAAAACAACAGAAATAGGCATTAATGAATTTGCTGTTCCTCCATTTGATCCTATAATTACACAACCAAATGGTGATGCTTATATACGTTATAATAATACATTTGAAGAAGTAGAATATGTAGACATAAACAGTTTACCAAATATGGGTGGTAAATTTGTAATTATAGGTGTTACAGCAGAAGGTATTACTAACCCTGTGCCTACTCCAAGAGGCAACTTATATCCACAGCATATACACGCACACATGCTACAAAACTTTATAGATGGATCAAATATACAGCGAAGCCAATTATCGTCGCTTATAGAGGTTCTAATTGCGTCTGTGACTATGATTTTAGTGGCATTAGCAGTATATAGACTGCCTTTACTGTGGACAGCACCTATATCACTTGCTGTATTAGGCGGCATTGCTTATTTTAGTGTAAGACAATACACAGACAATTTAGTATTATTAGACGCAACATTTCCTGTATTAAGTGGCTTTTTAGTATTTACACAGGCGGCATTTAATAACTTCTACAAACAATACAAATTACGTGAACAAATTAAAAAGCAATTTGAACACTACCTTGCTCCTGCAATGGTTAAAAAATTACAAAAAGATCCAAGCCTACTTAGATTAGGTGGAGACACAAAAACAATGACTTATTTGTTCTCAGATATACGAGGCTTTACTCCTATAAGTGAACAATTCAAAACAGATCCACAAGGTTTAGGTAAACTTATAAACAGATACATGACACCAATGACTGATCTAGTTATGCAGAAAGAAGGAACAATAGACAAATATATCGGTGATGCCTTAATGGCTATTTGGGGAGCACCTCTTGATATAGAAAATCATGCAGAGTTGGCAATAGAAACAGCACAAGAAATGGAAGTAAAATTAGCAGAACTTAATAAAGAATTAAAAGCAGATGGGTTAATGGAGTTAGGAGTTGGTATAGGTATAAACACAGGTGATGCAGTTGTAGGTAACATGGGTTCAGATCAAAGATTTGATTATACTGTATTAGGTGATAGTGTAAATTTAGCGGCACGTTTAGAAGCACAAACAAAAGAGTATGGTGTATTCTTTATGTTTACAGAACATACATTAAAGCAAATACCTAAACCTAATAATTTAGTAATGCTAGATAAAATTGCTGTAAAAGGACAAACTGCACCAGTTACAATTTACACAATATTAAAAGATGCAAAAGAAGTCAGAGTAATAAACAGAATGGTTGACGCATATCAAAACAGAGAATGGGCCGAATGTGCTCATCAGATAGAAGTAATGAAAGAACATAATTGGAATGATACACTAGCAAGTTTATATGCAGAAAGAATAAAACAACCTATGCCACAAGGCGAATGGGATGGAGTAGAACGCAAGACATCAAAATGATTAATATAGATGCAATTAAAAAAGATAACATTACCTCTAAACCATTTGAATACATGCTAATAGATTTTGTTGATGCAGATTTTGTAAGATCATCATACAAAGATTACAAAGAAAATTTTGAGATACAAACGCAGTTTGATGAATTCAGTATTGTGAATCCACATCCTGTGCAGGAATTACTAGAAGATTACGAAGAACAAATTGTTAGTAAAGTAAATGACGTATGGGATTTAGATATTGTAAGTTGTTCTATGTCTACATCTATGTTTGATAAAAATTCAGAACTTGATACACATAATGATTACAATTATGATGGAAATTTTTTTATACCTGCAAGAGGTATAATTTATTTAAATGATGAAAAAGAATTTGGCACTAATATTTACGAAACTGAAAGAGGGGAGCCTACAGAAATAGGTGGGTCTCCAGGGCAACTGTTTTTATTTAAAGTAAGTAAAAATAGTTGGCATAGTGCAGGAAAGGATATTAAATCAGATTTTAGAATTACATGTAATTGGCTTCTTAACAGAGAAGGTTCACCACATCAATAATTAATCTTCAAAAAATTCTCTATCCCAGTCTTTTGTAGATTGGAAAAACATATAATATGCTCTAAAGTCTTTTAGTGTTTGTTTTGCATGAAAAAGTTCTAAAGGAACATCTGGACTTACATTAGTCAAAGGTATATAATAACGTTTAATAATACGTTCTAGTTTTCTTATATCACGTGCTAATGCATCTAATAAAATATTATTAAACTCTCGGTCAGTTACAAGATCCTTGAGCCAATAGTGATGCGGATCTTCAGGATTATATCTCCTGGTAACTTCACGTGTCTGGTAATACAAAGCACGAACTGGATTCATACCTGGTCGGTATAAATTCATAACATCTCTAAACCAAAAACTATCATGTTCGGTATTTAAATTTTTCATCACCGATGTGTAGTCTCTTCTTAATGCATTTCTTAAATTATCGACATTATCCTTTAAATGACCAAAATATTCCTTGTGCAACCTTGTTGCAATTTTTTGATATTTGGGTTCTAGTTTGTCGAAGTATAAATCCTTTATTTCATTTATACTATATGTGCCTTCTAGTAATGCATGTGGTATAGTTTTTGTTTTCTGATACCTGTCAAGTTCGCTTTGTATTCGCAAGACATTAAAATCTATGATTTCGCCATTGCTCATACTTGTATTTATGACGTATGTATATCTAATATAGTGTGCAGTTTTTCAGTGCCGCCGTTTTTATAAAGTGTAACTTTTGCACCATTATGCAGAGGTTGAGGCCATGTGCCTATATCTACCCAAGCATACCCACTACTTTCGCCGTTAAGTTTTGGAGGGAGAAATTCTTTTTCTATTACATATACAAAACTGTAATAATAGAACTTTTTATCTTTGCTTTGAAATACATCTATTGGATTTAATTTTTGTAGTTCTGGAACGAACCCAATTTCTTCTTCTAATTCTCTTTGAATGCATTCATACGGTGTTTCAGTGCCTTCGAGAATGCCTCCCCAAAAGCCCCATGTGTGTTTAAATCGTTTGTCTGAATTTCTTAACTGTAGTAAACATCTGCCTGTATCTTTAGCAAGAAAAACGACGCCTGCCGCTGTAGTTTCCATTTATAATGATAATTTCCAATATCCTGGATTATATATTCCTTCATAACTACTTATCCAAGAATTTTCATGCCATCTATATTGTTTGGATGTATTACTGTTAGTTACATAGTTATTATCTGTAACTGTAGAAGCATCAAATACTACTGACCATGCAGTTCCGTTGTATTGAATAATATCATTTTCACTTGCGTCAACACCCCAATTAGGATGCCCTGTAGCAGATATATCTTCTGTGATTAAATATCGTTGCCCATCTGCGGCCGCGGCCAATGTTCCATCTCCTGGATAATTTGCTCTAGCATCTATAATTTTATCTACATTTGTTAATGTGTTAGATGGTAATGTGTCAGTGTCTAGTGTAAACACTAATGTTGTATCATTACCTGGTAATGCCGCAATCTTACCTGTAACCATATTTAAATCTGAATCAGTATCATTTGATATATTTAATTTTAGTTTACTTGTAGCAGTAAGTTCGCCTTGCATTTCTATAATGTCTGCCCATTTTTGAGCCTGACTTGCATTATTAATTAATATTGCTGTAGCACCTGCAATTTGCACATAGTAATCATTTGGTGTAACAACTACTTCGGCCGTATCAGCAATATCTTTAAAGAAATCATAATAGCCTTCTAAGAATCCTAAGTCTTCTATGCTATTTGTTTCATGAACATCTGTTACAATTTGTTGTATAATACTTTGACGTTTGACTTTTGCTGGAGGACTTAACCAAATTGGAACTGCAAAGTTTAGAGTTGAAATATCTATTTGCTCATCAACACCTACAGGCACACTTCTATTACTCCATTGTATGTCTATTAATTCTACTTCAAATATATTTGTCCAATCTATTGGATTATCGTTTTGTGATAATTGTAATGATGGATTGAACAAGATTAATATTTGTTCTAGTATTTGCATTTTTGTATCAGTGTTAGTTGTCCATATGTCTACATTAATTGTTAAGTTATATGGAACAGGCATATATTTCTGTGTTGAATATAAATTACCTTGAACAGTATCGTATCTATTTTCGTCTGGTATAAAATTACGTTCTGCTACTTGTTCTGTAGCAACAAGAAAAGGGTCTAGTGTCCTGTCTCTTGCAATCTGTAAACTGCCAATTGTTACTGTAATAAAAGGAGCACTATTAATAACGTTTTCTGAATTGTTACGCAATATACTTGCAACCATTCTACTCATGTCACCATATCTAGCAGGAACACGATTATAATGCTTTCCGTTTTTTGTATTTTCTTCTACTTTAAAATTAGAGAATATTCTGATAAGTTGAATTAAGTATCTTTTCAACTGCTCATCATACCACCAATCTAAATTTTTGCCAGCCATTAGTTATCCGTTTTTGGCTTTACAGCCTTACTTAAATTTGTTTTCTCTGGTGCTACTTCACCATCAGTATATGTTACAAATGTATCGTTGTTTACAAATGTTTCTAAAAGTCTATTAGCCGCCGCCCAATTACCGGACATATCAGAACCAACATTTAACCAACGTGTGCCATCTTTCTTAAATAGTCTGTTTGGCGAGAAGTCTGTTCTTAGGAAAAAGTCGCCATCATTGGTTCCACTAATTGGAAACGATGAACCACTACCTACAACACTAACACCATTTGGAACTTCGCCTACGTTGTATCCTACTCCAGGCTTGCCTGTTGATTCTTCAACAAACAAATGGCTAGAATCTAGTTTTATATTGTTTGGTATATCAAGTTCTGCTTGTTCCAGTATCTTGTCGTTGATAATAATCTCATCTTTATACTTACTGATAAGATTTCTAAGATCTTCTTCCTCTTCACCAGTGCCAAGTATATCTCTGTATTCTTGACTGTCTGTTATAGGACCAACTTTTGTTCTCCACAAATGAGGCCACCATCTAGGATCATACCCTTCTGCAGGCCTACTTGCATCTGTAACAACAAAAAATCTATTAATTGCATCATCACTTCCTAATAACAAGTCATCTCTTAGATGAGGTATTTCTAAAACATCACCTGGCATCAATCTTCTGCCTAATGCTTCTACCATGCTTTCTATGTGGAAGTTAAAGAATAAAGTATCATTTGCTAAAAACATACCAAATTGTGTTAAGTCAAATGAATCGTTATCGCCTAAATTGTATTGTGCCCTTAATTCAAATATATCTTTACTGTATTTTCTATCTCTGTTTTCTAAAAATAGCAAATCCTGTATAAAGACTTCTGAATTATTACCTGCTGAACCGCCTGGTCTTGTAGGGTCTCCTGTTGCAGGAGTATCTTGAATTCCCAAATATTTGTGAACAAATATTCCTGTTCCACCCGCAAAAATGTGTTCTCCAACAATTCTATCAATGAATTCG